GGTAAGTTGTTTGCATTTATTCTAAATATGTCACCACTTGCTATTGCCTTACTTGCATCAAGTGCACCTATAAATAAAACATTACCACCAGATCCCACAACATCTAAACTAGCACTTGCGTGAGTTGCTACAAAGACATGAGTGATCGTATTGTTAGTTCCGCCAGAGGCGGCAAACTCTATGTTGTTTGCATTTTTTATTGTCTGTGTATCTGCTGACTCAGCAGTTAGTGTCCAATTAGATGCAGTAACTTGTACTCTAGCGTAATTTGTAAAAGTTGCTTCTGTTATTGTTGGATCTCCAGACTCTCCAGTTGAATCATTAAAGTTAGATACTGCCGTTGCTAGTCCAACATAAATGCTATCACCTGGTGAACTAAACGATGCGGCATTATTTTTGAAAATAAAACTTAAAAGTCTATTTTCTAAAAAGGTGGTTGCTGCATTTGCTGTTGCCATTTTCTACTCCTTATGTCCTTTGCGCTCTAGGTAAACCTACTCTGTACGCATCTTCATTTTCTCTTGCTTCGCCTAAATCTTTCAATCTCATTAATTGATCAGTAAACCTTTTTTCATATTGTTGCATCATATCAGCCTCACCTTTCATATAAGTATACGCTTCAACTAACGATCCGTAAAGCAATGCAAAAGGTGCGTTGGTGCTTATCCATGTTGTCCCGCTGTCAGCTCCAGCAGTAAGGCTTGTGGGCTTATAATAATAATGCAACTCAACTGCGTAATTTGAATTTGGTGTAGGTGCTAAAATAAAATTATTAACATCAAACACTGCATAAAATCTTGGTACACCTGTGCTTGCTGAAGTTGGAAAAGCCTCCTGTAAAAAGTTTACATCTTTTTGTAATAAAATATCTTCACTGCCAGATGTGGTTATCTGTAAAGAAAATGAAGCTAAATAATCAGATGGTATAGTTAAAAATTTATCAGACGCTGTTAATGATGATGTTACGTTTTTTCTAAATAATTCTAAATCTACATTCTTAAATATTCTATCTTCTGCACCCTTTATAAAATCAGATAAATGATTTACAAAAGTTGTTTCAGTATTATCTGTATAATCTTGTATTGCTGTTTTTAGTTCTGCAAATGTAAAACTCATGATGTTATCGTTACAGGACCTGCTGTAGCAAAGTCTCCGCCCCCTTTTATATTACCTGATGTTGATGACTCAGCAACAGTAAATGTATATGTGTCTGTAGTAACCACAGTTATAGAATAACCAGAAGAAAGTTCAAGTGCACTTTTTGAAATACCATCAAATGGTTGACATGTTCTAAATCTTACAGTGTCACCAGATGTTCTGCCATGCGTTGCTTCTGTAACTGTTATTACTGTGCTACCACCTCCAGCTACCGCAGATGTAAAAGGATTTTGAATTAATATTCTTTCTACATCAGGCTCAGATCTTTTATCTGGTCTAGGATCATTTAAAGATTGAGCATCTTCAGCTTTAATTTTACCTAGAAAGTTTTGAGGATGATCTGGATCAACCATATCTTTACCGACTCGTAGTCCATTTCTTACGCCATTTCTAAATTCATACACAAGATCATGCAAATCATATCTAAATCCTGATCTATCACAAAATCCATATGCGTATTTTCCTCTAGCTTTTGTCACTATCTAACTCATAAAAATATTGATCTGTTTCACCTAATCTAAAGTTTTGCCCATTTTCTACCTGATACTCTATAGTGCTAACTTTAAAGTCAGGTTTTAAAGGTTTCTTTGGAGATAAAGAATTATCAAATATTCTAGTTCTGTTGTTTGGATATAGACAATATTGACCATTATCTAATTCAATAAGATTAGATGATTTGTGCTCTGCTGGTGTTTCACTAGTGCTGTAGTCAATTTGATCACAGTCATAATGATAGTTATCTAATGTACAAATATAAGCACCTTTTTGTATACCATGATCTCTAGTATATACCTCATACTCCATTGTAGATATAAACTGCTTTTGCACTGCTACGACTCCATAATCCATACAATTCCAAAACTGAAGGTTGGTAAGGTCCATATCTGTCTTGGGAACTTCTGGTCTAGAAACAAATGCTGATATTGGTAGTTTATCAAATAAAGCACCATAATCAGGCAAATAAGTTTCAAAATAAAAAGCTCGCCCAGGTATAGATTTTGCTGTAACCCAAACACCTTTTACAAATTCTCCAAAACCATCATCTAAGTCCCTTAAATATTCTTTTCTAACCCAAACTTCTATGGAGGGTAAATTGCATATTAATCCTGCCATTATCTATTATTAAACATTAACCCTCTAGTTGCAGCTCCGCCACCACGCATCTTCATAACCTTGCCACCCTTTTTCATGTAGCCCATTTTGTTACGAACCTCTGTTGGTAACTTACTTAAGCCTTTGCCTTTATTGCCCTCTGGCACAGCTTTTAAACCGCCTCCACCTTTTAGTGTTTGTGGCTTGGACTTACCCATCATTCTGTCAAGCATCTTTTTTTGACCTGGCATAATAAAAGGTGCAGCAGCTTTAGATGTCTTTGAAGTTTTAGACTTAGGTGTCATTCTCTTTTTCATTTTATCTTTTGATCGACTTCTGTCAGTCTTTCTTTTTGGCACTATTTCAATTGGCATTATGCTCTCCTTGTCATTCTTCTTTGTCTTCTACCAGCAGTTCCAGTAAGTTTTTTCGCACCTATGGAAGATGGTCTTTTTGTAGGCTTTGCAGCTAATGCTTTAGGCTTTGCTGTTGTTTTTTTCTTGTTCATGGACATTTTAGTCATTTCAGATTTTGACATTCCTCTATATGGTCCACGACCTGTTGTTCCTACATCTCTCTTGCTTCTAGTTTTAGAAGATCCTCCCATCATACTAGTCGCACTATAGGGTAACTGTAATGTAGCTCCTGCTTTAATTTTATTAGGATCTTTTATATTTTTATTAGCACCCATAAGTTGTTTAAGGGTAAATCCTTTTGATTTTGCTATTTGTGATAAAGTGTCTCCACTTTTTATTTTGTATTGTGGCATAATTTAACTCCCAAAAAATGTGTTGTATGGTACAAATCTAGCAGATGCGCTGTCAGAGTCTTCGCCTGCTGCTAGTTCAAACTGAAACTCATACTCCTGCTTAAGTGCAGAAACTCTATTAGACACTTCAGGTCTTTTCATTGCTACATAGTAGGCAAGACCAGAAACTAAACAAGGCACAAACCTAGGAGGAATAAAGGATGTGGTAGTTCCTGATATCCCTGATGATATTCCGTCAATGCCTACTATTCTATAATAAAACAAAGTATATGTCGTTGTGCTGTCTGGCACTGGATAAAATGTTACATCAACTTTGTCACTTAACCTTTGTACAAATATTTGAGTTGGTCTCCCTGTTGTGTTTTTGTTAGCTGTCTGCGCATATGTAGATACTGTTATTCTTGTTAGATTAGTATCTGTTTGATTAGTCCCTGTGCCTGTTCTTATCTGATGCTCTAGAAGATCAACAGTATCTGTAGGCAATGTATATGTGGCTGTGCCTGACGTTAAAGCCTGTGTTCCCTCTGCTATGGTCCACAGGTTAAGACCTCTATTCTGCCATTCTGCTGTTAATATATTAAATGATCTTCTAATTGTTTTTAAATCATAACCAGTCTTCATATCAAGACCAGCCCTTTCATAAGCTTCTTGGAATATTTCTGGTATGTCTGGTGTTACTGATGCCATATTTTACCTACGAGAACTTTCTAAATCTTGCCGTTTTTTTAGCAATCTTTTTGGGCTGTTTAGCCACTTGTTTTCCTCTTCTAGTTGCCTTTCGCTTTTTAGCCGTAGTGGCGGCGTATTCAGCGGGCGAAAGAGCCTTAATCGCTGCGGAAGGTAAATAACGCTCGCCTGTAGCCTTTTTCCCTTGTGTAGAAGGTTTACCACTTTTTGTTCTCCACTTTTGCTTACCCCACGCTTTCAAGCTCCTTTGTGATTTTTTCAAAGCCATATTTTACTATACCAATAAATGTTTATTTATACTAGTCATCTTGTTTTCTTTTGTCTTCTGATCGCTTCTTTCGCCCTTTTCGCAATGGCGGCTTGTTGCGGCTTCCCAGCAACTTTAGACCTTTGCTCCATAACGGTAAGGATTTGAATTTTTCTAGCAAAAGGTTTATTAATATTTTTAACTTTTCTAGCTGTTGCACGAGCATCTGCAACAGTTGCATACTTAATCTTAACAGTGTCTTTTGGATTTTCATCTGTGTAGAGTCTCCTTCCTGAACCTTTAGGTTTTTTCCCTGTTCCAACTTTTGGATCTTTTCTAGCCATTTACTTACCATTTCTATTCATTATAGCACTGGCACCCATATATGCAGCCACGATGCCACCGCCAGTGATGTAAAAAAGATTACTAATATCACTGAGTGCTTTGACTCTCTCGAGATCGACAAAAAACATTGCAATAGTAAAAGAAGCCATAGCAACCAAACTAGCAGTAGCCATACGTCTTTGTGCTCTTTGTTTTCGTAAATCATGTTCAAGTCTTTTAATTTCAGCCATATGCTCAAATTCTTCATCACTTACAATACCATCGTTATCAATATCATATTGTTCATATTTTGAAGATTTTTGTAGTGCTTTTCTTTTCATCTTCTATTCTCTTTATAAATCCAAGCTAAAAGTATTATAAAGCCTACTACTGTACAAAACAATAATACCCAGCCTATGTATTCCCAAATCTTTCTAATAAGTTCCTGTCTCTCATAAATCTCTTTTTTTCTCTGAAGCCTAATCTCTTTTTCCATATGCAAAATTTCATTCCAAGAATTAGCCCCGTAGTGAAAATTTATAAATGATTTTAATTCTTGCCTTTGTGCTTCTAACTTTTTTTTTGCGGTAAACGCTTCTATAGCACTAGCCTCTATTTCTTTACCTTTAAATAGTTTTCTAAGAGGTGAAGCATTCTTAGCAGACTTCTCTGCATTATCAATATCGCTTATAGCTCCCATCCAGCGACTTAAATCTTTACCCATAGATTCAATTTCTCTACCCGCTGCAAAACCAGCCTTAATAGCCCCAAATGCTTTTGAGGCTGCTGTTATAGCTAATCCTATAGTGGCTGGATCCATTATCCTCTATAGCCTCCACCTTTTGCTTTATATTGTTTTGCAAGCATTTGCGCTTTTCTAGCACTCCACTGTCCAGGTCTACCACCTTTACCACCAGCCTTTATTCTGTTAAACAAGGCTTTTCTCATTGTTGGCTTTGTATAATTACCTGCTTTGTTGACTGTACTTTTGCCTCCTTTCTTCATCATTTTTACCATTCCACCTGCTTTCATGCCATTTGATGAGCTTGAAGATGTTGTTGATGATGTTGATGAAGCTGGACCATCATCTAAGTTTTTGGCAGTTCTAATTATATTTAAATCTTTTCTGTCATTGCCTGTGGACAAGAATCCACCTTTTTTCATAGATGCAGGAATTTGTGTTGCTTTTGCTTTTTTAAAAATACTTTCATCTAATTTTCTTCTTCTTCGTGTTTCCTTTAATGTTTTTGGCTCACCAATTCTATTAGATATAACTCTTTTTTCCTTTGCTTTCATAATTTTAGGAGTTGAGGTTTTAAATTTTTCTCTCATTTGCATCTCTCTCCTAACAGAGGATACCAGTTCTTTTTCTGATGGCGGTCCAGATCTAGATAATTTTTCTTTTGCCTTACGTTTTTCTCTTTGTTCTGTATAATACTTTCTCATAAATCACCTATGTAGTTATGTTAGCCATTCTGTCACAAAGTCTTTGTGCTCTGTTAGTTACTTGTCTGTACCATTTTGAGTCTTTCATCTCCTCACTCGCAGAGACAAAGTCTCTGTTATCCACATGTTGCTTCATCTTTAAAAATCTGCTTAAACGAGGTCTGCCCAGATTAAACATCATATTGGCTATAATTCTTTGTGCTTCTTCTGGCAGATCATCAAAGTCATTATAAAGATATTTACATTCTTGTAATGTTACCTGTATGTCCTCATCAAACAATTCGTTAACTCTTTCCTCTTCAATTTTTGTTCCTACAGGCAAACCACTCTCTGGATCTGTATCTTTTATGAGATGTCCCACTCCACAAGTCGGTAGAGAAAGGTGATCGAGGTATATTTCGTATTTTACACCCTCGTCAATTTTTAACTCTTCTCTTAGCTTATCAATATCCATTATGTGATCTTTCCTTTAGTCATGCCTTTAGAAGCTATGCCATCAATAGGCTTAGTTCTTTTAATAACACCGCCACCCATCATTCTTTGCATTTGATTAGCACCTGTGGCAGCCATGGGAGAGTTGGCTCCCGTGGGCGCTGCTGCTGAAGCCATAGCCATTCTTCTCATTTTAGCTTCTTCTTTTTTATCTCTAGCTAACAAAGCCGCAGGACCAGCTAAAGGTCCAGCAGCCTTTCCTATAGCAGACGCTATATCTGAAAAAGGTCCTTGACCTTTCATTATTCCATAAGCAGGACTTAATACAGATGCTATCTTGCCAATTGTGCCACCTTTTTTATATGTACCTATTTTATTTTTCTTTCTCATTTTATTACCCTTCATTTGGTTTTTCATTGTAGTTCTACTAATCAACACTTCCACCTTCGTCTAGCTTGTCTTAATCTGCTGTTTGGATTTTTTGCTGCTTTGGGAAATTTTTTCATCTGACCAGCGCTTCTAGCACAAAAAGACTTTCTTCTTTTTGCTGCTTTACTGCCTGCCTTAACTTTACCAGTTACAGCAGTTTTTAATTTACTGCCTGGATTTTCTCTCCGATAACGAGCTACACCTGCTTTAGTCATCCCCGCTCCAGACTTTGTGGAGCGGAAATACTTCTTAGTCTTAGGTGGCTGTTTATCTGCCTTCCTAGTCACGTTTCACCTATGCAAAAAACACAGTCATGAATGCAAATGTTGCTGACGTATAAGATATAAAAGCTCCATCCCTGCAAACTACACCCTGTTCTGGTATTGTTACATCTCGTGAAGTTT